CCTGAGTCAGTTGGCAGTATGGACCCCGAAGGTGGAAGCCTTCTCGGTGTTTATCACCGCTTCAAAGTGCTGAAGTATTTCACGTAGCACTCTCGTTCTGCAGCGAGTTCGCCAAAGCGACGTGGGACACGTAGTTCCATTGAACTGTACCGTAAGGGCAGGAATTTTGAATGCGAGTCGGGATGAAGACGGATAGGCCGTATCCTGGTGACTACCTTATAGAGTGTATTATCTGATGCACTAAGGAGGGTTACGTCGGGACGGTCCAACCATTCACGTTCATTCGGGATGCATAAGAGGCGTGGGCGAAGAGCCCTTCTCTGTGCAGGAGTAAAGGAAGAAGCCTAAACCGATCTAGCCAAAAGCGAAATCACTCCACAGTCTGCCGGCGGGCAGATAACGACCGGCAAAGCCGGACGCTTAGTTCAGACGGGGGTCTGAATGAGGGCGTGTCCCCTGAATGTGTCATCTAGAATGTGTGCCCACGAACTTCTTGCTGGAAGATCGAGCGTATACCGTCTGTCATTTCGTATGAGCATCCATTAGCCCCCCTTGCGTTGCAGCTCAAACACGTGTCTAGGGCCCCTTTCTCAATTGTCATGTCATCGCATGTTATTAAGGTTGGAGAGACACAGCAACAGCATACCCCTAGCGCATTGGCCAGCTCAGCCAACTCGGAACCCGATCCTGGGTCGCGCAAAAATCGATCTGCGGGTGAAGACCCCGTTTCCCAAGCGTCTTCCAGTGTAGCATCTTCGTCTGACAGCGTTGTTGCCGCTCCCCACTGTAAAAAGGATAAGGAGCAGAGAGGTCCAAAGGGTGGGGCCAAGAAGGGTGCTCAGGGCCCTAAAGGAGGCGACAAATCTAGTCAGCCTCGCCAGCGTCCTCCTAAGAAGGAGCGCGGGAGACAAGCGACGCAGGCCAATTTGGTGGCCTCGTCCATTCGGGAGAGTGATTCTCAGGTAGCTGGCGCAAAGGATGCGGCCAGAGAACTCGTTGACGAAGCGCGAGCCGTAATCAAAGAGTTCGGTGAGAAGCCTCTCCCTGACCCGGAGCCCCCCGTAGAGGTGGCTGTTGAGCCGCGATATCAC